GGAGCTGCATGCTCCCCGCAGTGTCGAATAGTACGACAAAGGGGGAGCTACCTCTACAACTTTAAAACTAGGCGTCTTTTTCGATCCCAACAAATTTCGGTGACCATCCCTACAACGTAGTTCAGATCACTTACAAAAAAACAGATCGTAAGTATCGCTAAGCGAGTTGTAGGGTTCACCCTATACTAGACAAACGTGCGCAAAGTCGTTGTCTTCACCAACCATGAAGGTCGGAACGTATAGGACTATCTAATTGAACTTATAGAGTCCACTCCGAACCATAGAGTTCCGTCAAATGACGTAGCTCATCTTTCCTCATATTAGGAAGCGGTTTAGAGTTTTCTCCACAAGTTGCCTTACCAACTAGAAATTGTGACTCGTTTCGGCGTCTAGCAGAACGGCCCATAATGTCGATGCATAACTCATTCACACTGAGTAGCGTCTCCAGGGCTTCTTCCACCGGACAAAACTTGTCTGAGAATAACGGAACTACTAACGTTTTGTTTTCATTCCTGCCGCAAAATACTACACTATTTTCTCTAGCGGCAAATTTCAGAAGATCAAACCAGTAACTTAGGTTTACATTGTAGGTCTTCTTGACTGTTCTAAAAACCAACAAAGTTGATTTTATTTCGTCAAAAGCTAGGGTATAAACACCCTGAATAAATTGCTTATTGACATAATCGATACGACGCAGGATTAGCAAGTTTTTACGTCTCGCTGCTCCCATTCTCAACATCATAGAGGGTAGGTCAACCCTCCTGGCTAAGTAGTCGGCTACTACCTGTCTTGGATCTACGACAGTTCTTACTGGCAGTAATAACCGAAAATCGTTCTTTAGAACATTCACATTGAGGGAAGATTTACTCTCATCTTCAGAGAGTTGGACTGTACAAGGTCCAAAAGCTCCCTCAGGCTTTATTATATCGTTAGCTTCTACTAACTGCCGAAATTCCTTCTCCGTTAGGCGTGCGCCGCACGGACGATCAGTATAATCGTATGGACTTATCGGTTGAGGAGATGTGCTGAATACCATATGCTTATTTACAATAAAGGATCCAACGTATAATTCGATGGTTTCAAACTCGTGAATATCATTAAGTTTTAGGATAGCAAGTACCCAATCGAGATCATATATCTTTCTCAATGTTTTAGATTCTATCTCTCCCTCTGCACTCACTCTTTTAGTAAGATGCGGTATCTTCAAACGTACAGAAGACACCTTTTCCATAATAAGTTTCGTAACTTTAGGAAATAACAAACTTAGGACATCATAAGCAATAGTCCCTATGTCACCTGGCAAAGGTTGTACAACAGTCTTAAGAGCAATTTGCTCTATAACTGGGGCGATCATATCAATCACCACTCGGAGCTCTAACAAATCTTGCTCCGTAACATGGGCCCGATAAAGTACGGGACCAAACTTACATATTTTCTCAAGAATATTTTTATATCTATGGGTATCTCCTCGAGACAGACCAGCTGCTATAAGCCGCGTGGTTAATTCTGACTGAGAAGATCTCTTCAATGCGTCTAATGGTATAGCTGCAAAGCGCCTAAGTGCCACAAGTAGCGTTGCTAAGCCTTCATCACCATCCCTGGCTTGCAGGGAAATAGCAAGTCTAGCGATAGCTTGAAGAGATGTTATGGCTGCAAATTTTAAAGCAGTACCATACATACCTTCGGGACAAACTTGGTCTTCGACCATTGCCACGAATTTATCTTGAGACTCACAATGCTCCTGATAGATTTTCAAAACCTTATCATAAAGCTGTTTACCGTTCAAACGAGGGTATTTATATTTATAATAATCCCCATTAGCCATTTTTTGGCCCATACTCATATCCCGTTCATCATCCACCAGATAGAACTCATCGTAAGCTTGTTGCCATATCTTCACTGGAAAGCGTCGATTAATAGCAGCTACACAATTAATTACTTCTGTATTATTTACATTAGTCCCTTGCACGAAGGGTATATACAAGTTAGTTGTGGCGACAACGATATCTGGATTAATCCAAACATTCCCTTTAAGATCGAGGTGAGGGTTCAACGCTGTTTTAGGAACATTGTTGATAAAGTCAATAATTTTACGGAAAGGATCTTGAGCAACCACACTAGTTTTAGTGGCGCCAAGATCATCGAACAATACGATCCGGTGACAAGAACGAAATTCCGATTGGAACTCGTCTCCCTCATTAAGAACCACGATATCCTGCTTAGTAGCGGGTTTTTCGTGATTGGAATTATATAGGCGTATAGCCAAATTTTGTGAGCCAAAAGTCTTCCCACTACCAGGCGGACCTGCCACTATCATGCCAAAAGGCTGTTTGCGAACAAAATCCGCACGATTACCGAGAGTGATACGAGTATCAACATCTCGCGCACGTGATAGTACTATATCTAGCCTTGCGTTTGTAGCTAGAAATGGGTTAATTACTGCTGACTCTAGACTTTGAATACTCTTCCGAAGCTCCGATAAAAATGCCTCGGTTGAATCGAACTCCAGTCCAGAAAAATTTCCTACGATTATGCGTGGTGCCATCGAAACAAGTCGTTGACATTGCGCTATCTGACCCTCCAGGGAAAGTAAAGGGACGGAAACAAGTTTATTTACAATATATACAAGCCACCATACAAGGGTGGTCAATAACAAAATATAATTATATACAATAGGTACATTAGTCAAAAATTTCAAAAATTGTTTAGAAATGCAATTTATTTTAATACACACACGGCAGCATCAAGCCGAGTATGCAGAGGGGGTCTTTGATGGCGACTAGTTACTGTCAATCGTAAATACGATAAACCACCTTTAATTGATATAGGCCGCGTCATAGCCCTAGGAAGTGCTCACCAACTCCACAAGGAATACCGTACAATATCCTACACCAATGTTGTTTTCGCTTATACCACACACAACAGGCGGGGTCTAGACTGTGTATTTAAACTCTCCCATCCAGAAAAGAGCGTCCAAAAGGACCAAAATCGATTTTAGAGTGTTTGTTCACTTATTGATTAATTTCATACGACCATTTGAGATCGCTGATAATTTCATCATACAATGGTAAATCAAAATCATTCCAACTAATGTGGAATTCTTCTTTCATCTCGAGTGAACCCTCCTGAAGGAGGCGCACACCATCACAAAATTCTTCATAGAACTTACGTCCATGAAGAGCAGCTTCCCTAACCTGAGACGCAACTAGTGCTTCAAATTGCTCGGGAAAATTGAGCGGAGTATTTTTGGGACGAACCCAGTAATAAAAACCCTTAACGATAGACTCACGTTCCAAGGGTCCGACCACACCTAGCTCTGGGTGATCTTCGAATGCTCGCTTCAAAAAAGAAATATCAGCGAGAGACTGATACGGAACAGAATCCGCTTCTTTATCAGCCATAGTATATTTAATACCCCACGCAGCCAATACAGATTGAATCTCTGTATGGTTATACATGGGAATACTGTCATCTACCCCCAACACATTATCATCTCCATATGTGGCAAGTCTTGCGAACTGCCTAAAATTACTTTGAGACAAGTGTGGGTAGTGAGTATCCATAATTTGGAAATACGTCATTCGCATTAAAAGAGAATTTACGATGCTATTAATCTCTACAGTAAGTGGCTGCCCAGATGGTTGTCCATTTGCAGCCTCAAGAACATGTCCTTGCCATAAAAGTACTGGCGAGACAACTGAAGAAAGCGCACCGCGCAAAAATTGGAGGTCGGACTCATCCATCCCTCCACGTCTGGCAATTTCCACCAGAATATAGGCAGCCTTATCCAAAAGTGCCTTGGGTAATTGAGTATCATACCCAGAAAAATCTCCACAAAGGAAATTCTTGTATTGGCCATCTCGTGTGAGGAAATCCCTCAACTGCTTCCATTCTACACCTTGCGGTGATAGGCCAACGAAGCACTCAGCGTGCTCTTTATTACTTCTCAGAACATGCTTTAGCGGAATAATACCGCGAGTCATATTAATAAAAAAGATCATATCATTTCCGTAGAACGATCGTGTCTTCTCCTGAGCTTTTTTCCAGGGTAGCAACTCATTAGCTTTAGAGCAGCGCTTAAAGGGGTCAAATGTGCCCTTACCACTCCTCCACTGAGCTTCCTGGTTTTCTAAATCTTTATACATATAGGGGAGTAAAACTCTCTCATATTGAGGATCCCCATCTACAGTCATATCATAGTGAGTGGTCTTTTTTCCACCATAAATCCAACCAGCGGATGATGCATTATTTACACCGCGGACAATTCCAGTCCCATCACCTTTCAACGCCTGATCTACAGAACGCACAGAGAAAAATTTATCATCTTCCTTTCTCAAATCAGCAATAATACTGTTGAAATCTGTATGTCCTATCCCATCCAAG